TCCTACGCTTGCGTGGGCTCGTCAATTACATCAAGCAGGTCAAAAAAATCGAATTGCAGTTTGCAATAAATGTAATGTGAGGTATTAATATGACTTATCTTCAAACGCAAGATGGTGCCGCAGTAGCACCGGATAATCCGCTCCCTATTTCTAATGTAGCGGCTACTGTTGTTGCAGGTCAGCAAACGATCACAGGTCCAGGTACTCCTATACAAGTTGGTACCGCAACTTTGTATTACGGCGTAACGATTCGAGGAATGCCTGCTAACGCAGGCACGGTCTTTGTTGGAAGTGGTACAGTGGTTTCGTCAACCAACGGGTACCCGTTAAAAAATACTGACTCGGTATTCGTTTGTGTAGATAACTTATCAGATATTTGGCTTGATACGGATACTCTTGCCGCCAAAGTCGGTTACATAGGTAGCTAGTGATATATCGTGGGCTCGGAGCAAACCAAATAAGCGCGGGGCGCTTGGCTCCGAAGGTGGCGTAATGATCAATTCAGGGTTAGGCGCATCACAAATCAGCGCGGGGCTGGGTGTGGGCAGAGCGGCGAGCGGGGTAGCTCCGTGGTGGCTGACTGGCGGCGTCAATCCGGCGTTGGTGACGGGCGCATATCGGGCAAAGGGCGCGGAGAGTTATGTGGCTTCGAAAAGCAATCTCGCCTCTCCCGGAACGAACGTTGTAACCGATGACGCTGACGCTCCAAGTTGGGACGCGGCGGGCTGGCTCTTTTCAGGATCAGAATGGCTTGCGATCGCAACCATGCCCGTCGTTTATCGTAGCGCAATTTTTGTGCAATATACCGTGACAAGCGGCACGAATGGTCTGTTGTGGGGCACATTCTCCGGGCAGTGGCTATGGCCGAACCACCTAACTCTGGGCGTCGGTTATTTGAACTCTTTTAGCTTGCCAGCATTACAAGCCGGAAATCTCGGTGTGTCAGGGACAGACACGTATCGTGACGGCGTTTTCGATCGAAAGACCGGCGGGCTTGTCAGTACCACGGGCTTGCAACTCGGACGGCTATACAACGGGTCGTGGTGGTATCGGGGGTACATAGAGGCTTTGTGGACATACGCGGGCGAGGTGACGGCGGATCAGGCAGCAGCAATCAGCGCGGCAATGGCCGCATTATAGGAGGTATCAATGGCATTTACAGTGGATCAATTCATGACACGGATCAACAACCTTTTCGGCGAGGACTTGGGCGCATTTGCCGATGCGATGAACCTGCTCAAAAAGGCGCAGGCCGTGCAAAAGGCCGAGGCGCGGCTATCGGCAGCGCAGGATAACCGTGATACCGTGATCGGCAACCAGAACACCGTGGTCGCCAATCGCCAGACGCAACTTGCTAACGCCAATACCAATCTGGAGGAGTTTGTCGCGGGGCTAGTCGAGCCACAGGAGTAGGCCATGTTTGTACGCGCTGGCGACAAGATCATCTTCCTGTTCGAGTTTACCGACTCGGACGGCAACCCAATGGCTCCAACGCCTACGCCCACGGCGGCGGTGTTTCGCATTGATGTGAACGCGGGCACGTCCAGCCAGGTGGTGACGGGGGGCACGTTGACGGCGTTGGCAACCACGCGGTATTTCTATGTCTACACGTCGCCAAGCTCCGGCTACTATGCCTATCTGGCAGAAGCGGCCACGACCGACACCAACGTAGCGCAACAGACGCTCCCATGTTGGGGGGTGTCCGGCGCAGCTTGGAGCGAGAACATGGACGCGGCTATCACGACACGCGCCACGCCCGCCCAGGTCAACACCGAGGCGGACGCGGCCATTTCGGACGCTGGGCTTGTGGCCGCGCTTGCTGTGGTAGATGGCAACGTAGACAGCATTCTGGTTGACACGGCCACCACTATTCCGGCACTAATTACAAGTACCAGTACTGGTGGGGGTTCGATTGCTTGGACAATTTACGTGGATGATGGCACAAATCCTTTGGAAGGTGTCCAAGTGTGGGTTACAACGGATATTGCTGGAAATAACACGATTGCGTCAGGAAATACGGATACGTTAGGGAAGGTTATACTGTATTTGGATGCAGGAACGTATTATTGCTGGAAACAACGTACAAACTATAATTTCACAAATCCTCAGACGTTCGCTGTGAGTTGAGATATGTCAGGAACTAGCTCATTTTCAGGCTCTTCGGCAGGAACCAGTGCAGCCACCTACTCCTACTCGGGTACCCCGGGTAATAGTGACCTGGACAAATTACGCTTTTTGGTTTCTGACGTAGGGTTGCAGGGTACTGCGGGTGGCACTGTCTGGATGTTCAGCGATACGGAGATCGAGTTCTTTGTCTCGGAAGAGTCGGACTGGGACGGGCGAGTTGCCTTCACCTGTGAAACCCTTGCTAGGCAGTGGTCGCGTATTCCAAGCATCACGATCGACGGTGCACGGATTGATCAGCAACAGGTCGCTAAGGCCTACGCAGATCGAGCTAAGGAGTTGCGGGCGTCTTCCTACAGAATCCAGTCTACTTCTGTGAATGTTACGCGGAAGGACGGCTACTCGGATGACTATAATTCTTACGAAGACGATAACTCTACCGCTAACTCGCAGGATCTTGATCAGATCGAATACTTCAGAGGCTTCCCGCTACAGTGGAAAACGTCCTAATGCCTAATTATCAAGGTATCTTTAGCGGGCCCATCTCAGCCTATGCGTTGCAGCAATTACGCGATATACAAGCGTCGGTATTACCGGACACCTGCACAATATTGGAACCCTTAGATGTACGCACAGGCGGGGGTGGTGTAACACGTACCTGGGGTACGCTTATAACCAATCAACCTTGTCGATGTTCGTACCAGTGGTGGCGCCCCGGAGACGAAGGCTATGAGCTTACTATGCGGGAGGCCTCGTTGCAGCGATATTATATAACGCTGCAGTATAACTCCCCTGTGCAAGAAGAGCATCGAATTGTGGTAAGGGATATCACGTTTGAAGTAGAAAAAGTGTTGTCTACCGCGCTGTCGTGGGAGACGGTTAAGCGCGTGCAGGTGTTTGTGCTAACAGAGTAATCGAGTAATAAAATCGAGAGGAGCTATCTGTGGATGTGAGATTGAAAGGTTTGTGGATGTCCAATACCCCTTGGTGTACTTCGGGGTACGGTATCCAGACCAATTATTTGTTGCCTCGCTTTGCGGAGCGAGGTATCGTTTTTGACATTTTTGCCTTTTATGGGCTAGAGGGCGGCCTGCTCAAATGGGAGGGCTTCAACATCTACCCCAAGGGCAAGGACCCTTACGGCAACGACATCATTGGAGCGCATTATACGCACAGCCGCGCCCAGTTGCTGATTACGTTGCTGGATGTCTGGGTGTTGAATGACTTCCCCAAAAAGGTTAAGCGGTGGGTCCCGTGGATGCCGATCGACCACAGCCCTGTGCAAGGCATTGTTCTGAATCACATCAAGGGTGCCTGGGACGTGCTGCCTTATGCTAAGTTCGGTCAGCATGAATTGAACCGTTCAGGTGTACAGAGTACGTACATTCCACACGGCGTAGAGCCCACGATTTACAAACCTCTGCCTAATCGTAGCCAGTATAAAAAGTTGCTGGGCTTTCAAGAATCAGACTTCGTTGTAGGTATGGTTGCTGCAAATAAGGGCAATCCTAGCCGTAAGAACTTTGACGGCCAATTCCGAGCGTTTGCACAGTTTGCCAAAACGCACGCTGATGCGATGCTTTACTGCCACAGCGAGCCCACTGACATGTGGAGTGGCGTCAACCTTCCTGAGTTGATCGAAGTCATCTCGAAAGAGTTCGACTTCCCCGAGTTGGCCCACCGCATTCACTTCCCCGATCGCTATGAAAACATGTTGGGATTCCCGGCTGACTTTTTGGCGCGGGCTTACAATGCGTTTGACGTGTTGTTGATGTGTACACTAGGCGAGGGCTTTGGCTTGCCAACCATCGAAGCACAGGCGTGCGGTTGCCCTGTGATTGGCTCGGATGCTACAGCAACCTCCGAATTGATTCAAGTTGGCTACAAAGTCCAGATTGGTGAGCGTGTCTATACGCCTCTTGCGAGTTGGCAATTCATACCCAAGACGCAAGATATCATTAACGGACTGAATTGGGCCTACGTGCGCAGGGAGAACGAGATACTACGCGAGACTGCCACGACTTCGATGGTACCTTATCACTGGGACAATACGGTTGAAAATCACTGGATGCCTTGGTTTGAAAAGGTCATTGCACAGATTCATGCTGAGGAACCAAAAGTCACGCCTGTGCCTAACATTCCGCAGACCCCCGCGTTCGAGGCGCGTAGTCTCAAAGCAGAAGTTATAGATGTACCAGCTCCCCCAAACTGTAAAGCTGTGGAAACACCTGACGGTGTTGTCATTTTATCGGAAGGATCTGTGGATGAAGACAGTACTGCTAATTCCGGTTAGGAACGAGGTTGAAACAATTGGAGCGCAAGTAACTCTGGCGCTCAATTTCGTAGATAAGATTATTATAGACGAGGGTGGCTCTACAGACGGTACGATTAAGGTGTTGCAGGAGATCTGGCAGACTTTGCCAGATCCTTCCGTCTTGACGATTGCGGTGCGTCCTGCTGCGGCTGGGCCGCTGAGCTGGATCATTAACGATAAAGCTTGGTTAGGTGAGTTGATGGCTGACGGGTATTTTTGTCTCGTTACAATGGATGCTGGTGGAACGCATCTTTGGGGCGATTTACCTCGTCTACAGGCTTATATCAACGGCGCTGGGATGGTTGCGTTGGGGACGCGAGACTTTAGCACAGGGGGTGCCCCGTGGTACCGAAGGGCCCTCTCGTATGTTGCAGGTCGATTGATTGGTGTGCCAGACGCGACCTGCGGTTTTCGAGCGTATAACATGTATTGGCTCTTGAAGGCGCCACATCTTTACAATAAAACAGGCTTTGACTTTCATTTGCCGTACCTCGTACTCTTGCGTAAAACGGTAGGGGACGCTTTCGTAGCGCACCCCGTATCTATCGAATACAAGGTTGTGGGGCGCTCGAGCTTACGCTTTAAAACGCTGTTTCAGGTCCTGTGGGCATGGATCAAAGTTTCTCTACGACATGTGGAGGTGTATTAATGTTACTAGAGCTCCCTACGCGAGGTCGTCCCGATTGGCTTGCAATGATGCTGGCACAACTCCCCTGTGCTTTAATAGGCGTAGACCGCCCCGTGGAACTGCTATTGATCGAATCAGATGGTTTAACACAGACTGAACAAGTCGATGCTGCGATTAAAGCATTGTCGTGGTGGGGTATTACAACGCTGCGTTGTGCTGTACAGGATGACCTACCGCTCCCTGAAAAGCATCAGATTGCTTATAATCTGGCGAAGGAGCGTCATCATGAAATCGTTATGATTTTACATGATGATCTTATCCTGACGGCTCCCTTCTTGGGGGAGTTGCAAGATGTGATGAAAGACGTTACAATAGGAGCAGTAGCGGGTGTTTACCCGTACCTTGGTGCACATCAACCGAGTATGCTTTCAGAGGATTATAGAGACAAAGTTGGTTACAACGGTGAGATCGTCGCCGCGACTAATTGGCACCAAGTGTATGCGTATCCGTCTAAAGATATTGAGCAGGAGCCCGTTCGTACAGACGTAGAGCACTTGTTCGGTCCTGTGATGTACCGGGTCGATGCGCTACCGCAAGGGTTCCCTGTGGGTGTTTACAGTCGAGTCAGCCATCGCGAAGAGACTGATTTTACACATCAGATCTATCGCAATAACTACAAGTTGGCTGTTTGTAAGACCGCTATCGCGTTTCATGCAATGTACCCTAAAGGTGGCGCTGCAGAAGATCGCGAAGAGTATATGCGGGATGATGAGGCAGCTTTTAAGGAGCGGTTGAATGCGGGCCAAAGTCACGATAACCCTAAATCGCTTTCCGCAGATCAAGATACTCCTGCCTAGAGATGTAGGTGAGAACCTGGGCCAGATGGCTGAAGATCTGGGAAAGTTGGTACAAGCTAATGCTCCTGTTTTAACAGGTAATCTTGCAGACAGCGTTGAAGTAACAAAAGAGAGTGATAAACGCTACACTGTTTCTGCGGGAAATGATAAAACGCCCGCCCCTCCTGTGGAGTTTGGTCATAAGCAGCACCCGGGTCAGTACGTGCCCGAGTTGGGCAAACGGCTGGTTAAGGATTGGGTAGATCCGGTACCGTTCTTTGTACCGGCAATCGGAGAGATCGTTCGTAGAGTAAAGGACTACTTCACTTAATGACAATTTCGCTCGTAACAGTTGTACATAATGAAGAGGCTCAGATGGAGTCTTTTCTGAAGTGGCACCGACCGTGGGTGGATGAAGTAATTGTAGTCCATGACGGCCCCTGTGAGGATGCTACACGCGAGATCGCTTTAGCACAGCAATGCCAGTATTATGAAGCACTGTACGAAGGTTATTGTGAGTCTCACAGAGGGTGGGGCGCGGTTCGATCTCACGGACATTGGGTGCTTTTTGCAGACGCAGACGAGCGATTCCCGCTACAGTTTCTGCAGTTTACTCGAGAAATCGAAAAGAACGCTGCGTTTGAAGGGTTGTTATTTCATCGAACAACATTTTGGGAAGATGCCCCTGAGCGGCCTGTTGTGAACGATGTGCAGTTGAGGTTTATACGGCGGGACGCTCTCAAGTTGAGCACTATGATTCATACGTCTCCGGGGTGTACTGGAAAAGTTGTCTCGTTTCCTGAAACCTTTCCGATTGTACATACTAATTGGGTGGCAACGATACCCGAGAAACTGGTGCGGTATCGTAGAGTAATTGAGCACCAGTTGGCGCAATTGCCGGATAATTCGGAAAGAACTCACTTAGAGCAGTGCCTGCGGGAGATGGAACCTGATGAGCAGTTTTTTGGAGTCGTTCGGGACAGCAGTTTACTCGACGCTGTCTAGCGGGACAACTCAAAGCTTCCTAAATGATGGCACAGCGGGTATTTATCTCGGAGCGGGCTTACGCGGTGCGACGGCTCCCTATGTGGTGTTTACCTATTCGTCCACTCAAGATTATTTGGCTCAGAGCGTCATACGGGATGTTCGCTTGCAAGTACAAGCGTTGTCAAATCAGCATGGGCCGCAAGAGGCTCTTCAAGTGCTGAATGCAGTACGTCAAGATTTACACGATGCGCCGTTGTCGGATGTGAGCGGCACGGTGATATATTGTCGTGAAGACGGTCAATTACAACCTTTCATAGACGAGGGTCAGTATTGGCACGCTATAGGGGTGTGGCGTGTGCAACTTCAGGAACCTTTTGTATAGGAGCTTAGAGAATGGCAATTGATAGTGGTACCGCAGGTTCAATTGTTTGGGCAGGCACGATTGTCTTGCACACATCCCGGTGGGAGATGAACCTTGCGCATAATACTCCTGACGTAACGCCACAGGGTGTTGCTTGGGAAGAGTTTATTGCAGGTGTACGCGGCGCCAAATTTACGGTTGATTTTGACACCGAGTTGACTGGCTTGCAGTTGGCGATTCAGACTGCTGTTTTGAACGGTACGTCGGGATCAGCACGTTTCTACAACAACGCAACCAACTACTATGAGGCAGGTACGGTTTACGTGAACTCGGAACGAATTACCTCCGCTGTGAAAGATGCTGGTCGCGGCAGTTGGGAATTCACCGCGTCGGGCCCGATCTCGTTTAACTAGGCCAATAGGAGGGTCTTATGGCTGTTATCAGCGGTACGTTAGGCCGGTTCTATTCGCACGGCACAGCATATACAGCTTTTACGTATGAAGCTAGTGCAGTGATTGGTACCACCACTAACTACCAAATCACGGATACCGCTAAACGCTGGTGGCCGATCGACTCTCCTGTGACGGTTTATACGGTAGATGCTACCAGCACAGCGGAAGCTGCGGCGGCATTGTATACGATCAGGGAGTTGGGTGGTGTTATCGAATTTGCGGCAGCGCCAGCAGGTACGCCGCAGATATCGGGTACGTTCTATCCTATGCTGCAAGTTGGTGGGTTTCATCAGTGGGAGCTAAATGTTAATCGTCCGACTGAAGATACTACGCGCCAAGGCGAGGCGTGGGAAAGTGGTCATCCTGGCGTCGCCAGTTGGAAAGTAGGTGCTGACGGATACTGGTTAGACAACTACTTTTTTGGAACAGTTGACCCTGCTACACAATGGATTGTTGTGGCGTATGCTGACTACGATACCGGAACACGCTATGAAGCACAGACGTATCTTACGTCACAAAATGTGGCTGTGCCGAACAAGTCGATGACGACCGAGTCGGTGGAATTCCTGTGTAACGGAACACCGCGATTTTATGCGAGTTAAAAACTAATTTAGGAGGAAATATGTCGGAGATGTCAGAGATTTTGACGGTTGATCAGATCCTTGCAGCAGATGATCTTCTCACGGAAATCTTGGAAGTACCGGCGTGGGGCGGCGCTCTCAAGGTACGGGGTTTGACTGCTAGTGAAAAGAACTCACTGGCGAAAATCTCGCGCAGCGGTAGCGGCGGTAATATTGTAACAATCGATACAATGAAGGCCCAATTTGCGGTGGTTCAAATGGGTGTAGTAACTCCAAAGATCGGTATTGAACTTTACGAGCCGATGATGAATCGCAGTGCTAGTGCTATTGGGTTGGTTTACGACAAGATTATCGAGCTATCGGGTATGAATATATCTAGTGCTGGGGAGGAATCCGCAAACGGGGTCTCTTTTCAGATTACTTAGACCAGAATGAGCGGCTTTACCGGCTGGCCTACGAGCTACATATTGATATAGATACAATACGAGCATGGCCGGATCAAAAAGCCTCTATCTGGGTGGCGATGTTAAATAGGTGGCACGAGCAGGCAAATGAAGCACCCGATCAGCCTGCGAGGATTGGTGGGGGATGGCGTCAGAAATCCTAATCGCTAGACTGGTCGCTGAGCTTGTAATGTCCGATTCGGGCTTTGCACAGCAGATCTCTGCGAACGAACGAAAACTGACGAGCTTTGCTGCTACGGCCAGTAAAACACTACTTACAACCGGCGCCTCAATCCAAAAGCTAGGTCGCGGCCTAACGCTTGGGTTGACGGTGCCGCTTGTTATGGTTGGAAAAAAGGTTGCCGAAACCGGCATTGAGTTTGATAAGCAAATGCGCCGCATGAACTCGGTTGCACAACTCCCCGAGGCAGCACTTGAAGATCTCTCTAAAAATATTCGGGGGATGGGTGTTGCTGCAGGCTTTGGCCCTGTGGAAGTCGCTGAAAGTCTATATAATGTGCTTGGTGCTACAGATGATGTTTCTTTAAGCACGGAGATTTTAACTCACGGTCTTCGTGTAGCTCGGGCAGGATATGTTGACTTGGAAACGGCTAACTCTACGCTGATCCGGGTGATGAAGGCATACGGGTACGAAGCTAAGGACCTTGGTAAGGTTTCAGATTTAATGTTCAAGACGATTGATCGTGGTATTATTACGATGGATGGCTACGGGGCCGGTATCGGGTATGTTATCTCTAATGCGAATGCTGCAGGTCTTAGTTTTGAAGAATTACAGGCTGCGTTGATCGCTACTTCTCAGGTGTTAGGTGAAAACCAATCGTTTACTGCGTTAAACCGTTTGATTACCAATATTATCAAACCTTCTAAAGCGGCTACAAAAGTTGCTAAAGATTTGGGTCTTGAGTGGGGTGCTGCAGCACTTCAGGCAGATGGCCTTGCTGGTTTTATGAGAAAAGTTGCTGAGGCAACTGGTAACGATATCACTTTGCTAGGTCAGTTGTTTACAACACAGCAATCTTTGACTGCGGCAACCGCCTTGCTAAATAATGAAGGAAATAACTTAGCAATGGGTCTTGATGCAGTTGCGAAGTCTGCAGGTGCAACTGATCGTGCCTTGCAACAGGTTATGCAAGCCGACTCAACCAACCTTGATATCTTGAAAGCCTCTGTAGAGGATCTTTCCGTCTCCCTCTACAAAGCGTCGGGGCCCGCGTTTGATCCTTTTATCGCACAGCTTACTAAATTAGTTGACAAAGCTCGCGAGGCCTCTCCCGAGACGTTGACGTTAGCTCTTAGAATTGCAGCGATCGCAGCGGCTGCAGGCCCTGTGTTGCTCGTAGTCGGGGGACTGCTGAAGGTACTTGGTACGATTGCTGCGGTGGTTGCTAGTCCTATTGGTGCAATTGCATTACTTATCGCGGCGGTTGCGGGTTTGTACTTGGCTTGGAAAAACGACCTTGGCGGCATCAGAACCGCAACTGATACAGAAATTCCTCTTGTGATTGCACAGCTTCGTCGGTTGGGAACTGACGGGTTTCAGTATGCTCAGACTGAAATTGATAAATTTCTTGTGTGGTACGAACTTAACATACCTAGAATTACCACAACGACTACTTTTTTGAGTCAGGTTTGGGGAGTTACGTGGATTACGCTGGTGAGTGTGTTTATGACTGAGTGGCAATTGATCAAACAAGCTCTCTCTTGGGCACTGTTGATGCTGCGTAGTACAATGACGTTAGGTCTACAAGTTATTACTGGAGATTGGGCTGGTGCTTGGGAAACAATGAAGGGTATGGCTAGTGCAAGTTGGATAACGATTAAAACGATGTTGGGTATCTTGTGGTTTGAGATTGTTGATATATTTTGCTTAACGCTAGGTATTAGTAGACTAGAACTGACTCTTTGGGTTAACGCCACACTTATAAAATTAAGTGCCTGGAGCTGGGACGCGGGTCAGGTTTTTGCAAAATGGCGTGTAAAAGCAGTGAAGGATTTCAATGACTTTTTTGATGTAACACTTCCCGCACTTAGTACTTGGGTAATCGATACTTCTGAGGATATTGATACCTGGGCGTGGGATACGGGTCAAGACTTCGCGGAGTGGCGCGTAGCAGCAGTAACGGACGTTAATCTCTTCATTTCAACGACCTTAACTGCTATAGGTACTTGGGTGACTGATACCGCAACCAAAATCGGGGAGTGGATCACTGCTGTACTGGCTGCAATTGGTCAATTAGCAACCGATGCATTGACTTCTGCAAAAGCGATCGGTACCAATATCATCGCCGGTATTAAAGCAGGTATCGAAGCCGCTGCGAGTTCTGTTTATACTGCAATTCAAGGCGTGATCCAGGGTATCTTGGGATCTGCCGA